AGGAGTATCATATTTCCATAACGACTTACATTAGTATAAAACTTCATAACATGTATATTATATCACAGTTTACAGCGTTTGTACACTGTTTTTTTCAAAAAGGTTGGGGGAAGTTTCCCTCCCCCGCATGATTTTGTATTACCCCATATTCCCGTATGATGATAGCCATATTAAGGCAGGTGCTAATCCTAAGATTCCTACCATAATTACTGCCATTTCCATAAAGTCTATAAGGGTCCTACCAACATCATCATACTTATCCATAAAGTGGATTATAGTTTTCATGATTGTTCTCCGACAAATAAGTTTATTACTTTATCTGCCAGGTTTTCGCTGATACTAGCCTTTCAAATATTGCTTTTTCTTTGATGCCCCAGCAGACCCTAATTCGATCTTTCTAGGACGCTTCTCTTCAGGAAGTTCTACTCTAGCATACACTACTAGTATTCCATCCGTCAAATCAGCACCGTCTATTACTACAAATTCTGAGAGTCGAAAACTTTTCTCGAATTTGCGGGACGATATACCTTTAAATGCATAATCTCGGTCATCACTAGCCATCTCACCAGATATTTTAAGGATTCCATCTTTGACTTCTACATTGATGTCTTCCTGTCTAAATCCTGCCAAAGCTAACTCGATTAAGAATTTCTCTTCATCGACTTTTACTATGTTGTGTGGTGGATAGTTATCGTTTCCAGACCTGGCACTTTGATGAATCCTTTCTAAGTCTTCGAATAAAGTATCAAATCCGACGAATAATGAACGAGGCACGTTCAAGTTATTTCTTCTTACCATTTTTATTTCCTCCTATAAATAGCAAGGTTATATTGGGAACCGGTCCAATACCGCATTCCTCGATTATATTTATACCAGATTATATCCTAGTTTAAATAATTTTTTCACTTAGTAGCCATTTTAACTACTTTATTTATTCTACCGCATTTCATGAATTTATGAAATTTCTGTAGATAGTGTCTAATTCTCTTTTGCATTGCTGTTTCCTATGTTGTACTTAGGGCACAGCTCCCATTGGACTTTCTCTTTAAAAGGTATGACCTTTATTTGTCTCAATGGCGCTAAATCTTTAGAAGCCTCTGGGTTAATTATATTAATTAATCCCCAATCGGCGAGTAGAGTTGCAATTGTATTTCTACGTTGTACATCATTTTCTATTAGGTTAGATGGCTTTCCGTCTAACAAAAATAGTTCTTTAAAATGTACTATAAAGTATCTACCTTGCTTGTGCAAGATATGACACGATTGAAATAGCTTATTATCTTTTCTAGATGCTACTCCAATTCTAGTTAATGTTTCTCTTATTTTGAGAAAATCATCGGGTTCGTTCAATGTCACTTCTAACATATCAGCCGGGACCCAATTTTTTATTTGATTATCGTTTTCCACCTTTAAATCCTTTTCGTTTCAACTCTTCTATATCTTCATTACTAAATAATTCTAAAACAGATTTAGCTTTTTCGTTGCTATACCCATAATGTTGTTTGATGAGTTCTAGGTTTTTTACATCCTGTGGTTTAACCCACTTGGACCATCTTTTCTTCTTCTTAATTATATTTATAAAAAAATCGAATTGAAGACGGTGGTCTAGGTGGTGGAACCTATTCATTTCATTAGCATATAGAATGGTATCATTAAAAAATGAGAAATTCCTATTGATAATAAATGGGTTATATCCTTTTTCAGATATATCATCTACCATAATATCCTTTTTGGATTCATTAATAGATTTTATATATTCAAATGGATTCATAGGTCTAGTGCCTTTCGTACCTGCTCATCAAGTATTTTTGCTTGTCTCTTGGATTCACTTAGTTCATTATTAAGCGCCAAGATACGTTTGTTCGCATCAGCTAATTGCTGTTGCAAAATCTTTACATTGTTTTGAAGTATTGCTACTTCAGTTTCTGCGTTAAATTCTTTCATTTGAAACTTACTCCTGCCATTATTTCTGTTAAACACGCAACCATGTTCAATTCATGGTCAGCCACAAAACTGTCTTTGTACTGATAATCAGCAAGAATAAGCACTACTTGTGGAATGGATTGTGGTTCTACATATTCATTCATACTATCATATATTTTCCTAAACATTGCTGTAGGTTCTATATCGATATTATCGGCAACCCATTGTCTCATCTTTCTAAAGTCTTTTGTTTTTAAATGATTCATCAAGTTATTAACTGAGATATCATTTACGTTAACTAATATACCAGAGTCAATTTGTCCTGATGTACCATACCTTTGTAATTCATTTATTGTTCTACGAAAGTCTGGAAAGTATTTCATAATCAATTCAGCTAGTACTTCATTCTCATATTGTACGTTTTCAGTACCAAGAATATGTTGAAGTCTAGTCATGAATTGCATGGCCATATCTTCCTTTTGACCTTTTGGTATAGCAAATTCAACTACACTACATCTTGAGTGTAATGGTTCTATAATTCTATTTTTAAAATTACAAGTTAGAATAAACCTGCAATTGGCTGAAAACTCTTCAATAAATCCACGTAAAGCGGGTTGGGTGGACTGGGGATTTAGATAATCAGCCTCATCTAATATAACCACCTTGTATCCACCCTCTAAACTAACTGAGCTAGCAAATTGCTTTATTTTATTTCTAAGGGTATCAATACCAGACTCTTCTGAGCCATTGATAATGATATAATCTAAATTTAATTCGTTGCACAATGCTTTGGCAACTGTTGTTTTACCAGTTCCTGCAGTGCCCGTTAAGAGCATGTTTTGCAGTTCCTTTTGTTTTAATATTTGCTTAAAATCTTTTTTAAGCTGCGAGGGTAGTATACACTCGCTAATGTTAGTTGGGCGATATTTCTCAACCCATAAAAATTCTTTCATAATATAATCCTTTCAAATGTGTGCGGGGACTTTCACCCCGCGTGATATTAACTGTCTGAATCTTCTTCAGGAGTTTCAACTACAGGTACTTCACCTTCGGGTGCTTCACCATCTTTGGGTGCAGCCGCATTTACAAATGCCACCACTCTACTTCTTAAACCACCAACGGATTCAAGTTCAGGCCCTTCAAAGGCACCCCTTTTAGAGCACAGATCAATTATCTGTACTATAGTTGCTACGTCCTGGAGAGAAAGTCCAGTATCTTGACCACCTTCTACTGGTGCATCAACATTTTCAGTTTGTACTTCATCACTCATAATGTCCTCCTAGGTTTTAGACTTATTTTATATTTATACATGAAAAACTGAGTTTTTCTCTAATGCAATAAAATATTCCACTGGATAATTGCTATTTGTCCAATTCGATATTAATTTTGAAGATATACTTACAAAGTAATCTCCTGGTAGCAATTTCAAGTTTGGTATACTTATTACAAAATCAAATTCGTTTTTACACGAATTATCTTTATCCAACTCTATATCGAACGAATTAGAGGTGGCGTCTCTGCCATCGGAAACTTTAGCTGTTATAACTCCATTGCTTCCGGATAGCGTCAATTCAGTATGTCCAAGAACTGCAGCTGCTTTACGTATTTGAGCCATTACATCTTCTGCAATGTTAACACCAAGCTCTGCATTTGGCATCTGAATATCTTTTTGAGGTGTGGTTAAAATATCCTGTTCAGCAAAGAAGTAATTTATCTTTTGCTGATTGGCTAGTTTATTCCCACCCACTGTATTGCTGATTACGACCGACTTTTCTTGAAAATCGACTTGAGGGTTTTCAATAAGACCATATACTGACAAGAACTCGTTTAAATCATAGATTCCAAACTCTTGTGGAAAGTCTTCTACAATTTCAGCTGTTGCCATTATTGTTTTAGCTTCCGATATGGTACTCACCCTTTGGCCTGGTTTCAATACCAAGTTGGGATTAATCGTTGCAAAGTTTTTTAACACATTAAGTGTATCATCAGATAGTATCATATTTTTTTCCTCATAATATTTATCTATTATATCACATTTTTGAGTGTGTGTACACTGTTATTTTTTGAACCTTTTATGTACTGATAGACTTTTTGATAAATCTAACATTGCATTAGTTAGTTCAGGCTTATCGATTGTTTGTACATAATCCATTTGATTAATACCATACAACCTTCCACTAGTTCCATTCATTTTCAAATCTGAAAACTCATCGGCATAGTATTCGTAAACTCTAATTTTATCTTCTGGTTTTTCTGGTATTCTTACCCAAAAGTTATAATCAACACCATCTAATTTTTTGAATTGTGTTTTATCTATAAACAATCCTTGGTGTTTAAAATTTAATCTCATTGTTTTTACTTCGTAGATTTTCTCTACTTTCTTTCCGTCAACCATTTCAGTAATGGTTCCGTCCTTAGTACTATCAAACCAATCGTCGGTTTTCTTAGCACCATGTATAATATCAGCAATTATTTTCTCGCCCATTGCTCCAAGGGTCACTGGTTTTTTATCTGTTGTCATGTTCGTGTAAAGCTATAATAGAATAATGGAGTACTTTCATTAAGTCACGACGTGCATCTTCTGGCGTCCCCTTTTTACCATACCTTTGCGCATACTTTAAAATGTTTCCAATTGCAAAACCTATACCATGACCGCAGTCAGATATAAATTCTGTAGATTGAAATTTGTTTTTAGAGTAGTGACCTTCATAGGTTTTATCAATATAGGTTTGGAGCTCTTTTATGAGAGCCCCTTCGCTAAACTTGTAATCTATTTTTTTATTAAACATAATCTTCCATATCGTTTATGTCATCATTGACTTCATCTACTTCTGGTGTTTGTACAAGTGATGGGTCATTGTTTGTGACTTTATCATATAAATCTAAGAAAGCTGCTTTGGTATCTTCATCAAACCTTGAGATACATAAGTCAATTGCTTTATCGACTTTTCCAAAGATTGCATATGTTTGTACAATATGGCAAAGTCTTCTTGTTGAAATAACTTCATCTACACCATCATCGTAAAAAGTTTTTCTTATGATATCAGCCCATGTGACTAAGTTTTGAGCTAGCTCATCAGCAGTAATATCACCTTTAGCATCAGATGGAATGTATTTATCCATGTGCTTAAGTACAATTTTCTTTTCAATATTAATTGATGCAAACTTTTGGTCAACTGATACTGTAAATCTTTCAAGGAAAGCTTCATCAATTATAGAAGCTGCTGTAAATCTACCATCATCAGAACCTTTACCTTTTGTATTGGCTGTGGCTATAACATTAAATCCATTAGCAGGCTCAATAACTTCTCCAGTCTTTTTAACAAGTACGGGTTTACCTTCAAGGATTCCTTGTAAGCACATAATTTTATTTGTAGCTCTATCGATTTCATCCAATAAAAGGATTGCGCCATTTTCCATAGCTTTAAGTACTGGCCCTTTGGCAAATACAGTTTCTCCATTAACAAGTCTAAATCCACCCAATAAGTCATCCTCATCAGTCTCAGGGTTTATTTGAACTCTAATGAATTCCTTACCAAGCTTTGCACAAGCTTGTTCAACCATGAAAGTTTTTCCATTACCGGAAAGACCACTGATGTATGTTGGATAGAACATTCCAGACTTGACAATTTTTACTATGTCATGGTATGGACCCCAAGGTACGAATGTGTTATCAACCTTAGCATATGTTTTTTCATCATTAACTACAGATTGAACCATTCTAGCTGCAGCTGTTGGAACAACTTCAACTTCGGTTTGTACATCATCCCTAAGTGGAATGATTAAACCAGCCAAATCGTATGTGCCGATTTTGACTCTATTTGATTTGTCAAAGATAGGACCGTAATCCTTTCCTTTGTATCCAAACGATAATCCAACATCAACAATTTGTTGTTTTCTGAATTGGGTTTGGTCAGGATATCTCGAAATGAGTTCCTTTAAGATTACCTCGGTTTGAGGTTGTATATTCACGTTTTTCATAATATAATTAACTCCTTATTTTTATTATATACTATCTATTATACACCGTTTTTCTGCAAATGTAAACGGTTTTTTCACTTTTTTTTCAATTATTTTTATGCTACTGCTCCACCAAAATTCTTTAATAATACTTTGTTTGTTTTACCAGACTTAGCAGCATTTTTAAATGATGAAGTAAGTTGCCCTTTAGTTGCACCAATTTCTGGAGCAAATTCTGTTCCTTCTGTCTTTAATGTACCTATGCCACCTTTTAGCAAGTAGTAAGTATCATAACCATGAATGTCATTTTTAATAATACATTTATTTTTTCTGTATTCTTTATTAGCTTCTTTTCTCCAATCGTTAGCTTCATCAGTATGGAATCCCCATTGACCACTTTCAACTTCATACATATCTTGTAGTTTGTTTTTCCATCCATAATGTCCATCAGATATAAAGAACCCTAGAGTATTTACTGCATAATTTTTAGAAAGATTTTGTAGAAGTGCTGTTGTAAGTCCTCTTCTACTTGAATTTCCTATAATTAATCTTCCATCAAGTTTAATACTCATTCCGGCATAATACTCTGTTCTCAATCTTTTGATATCAAGGGAACTATCAATATAAGGTCTTGAACCATTTGCATCACCATCAGATATTACTACTAAATTCATTTTATCTACATTATGCTTTCTTTGAAAATCTTTTACAATTTGAGTTGTTGCAACAAGAGCTTCGTTTAATGGTGTTGAACCATAACCTTCTTGAGTAGCCATTATATATCTTTCATCACCTGTCCAATAATTACTGGTCTTTTCTTTTCTTACAAAACAATGATATATTGCTTCTTCAAAATCAGCTTTTTTCAAGGTTGATGATATAATTTGTGGCATCGATAATGTTTGATTATCTAACTCACCATCTATTTGTTTAAATTTAGCTTTATAATTTTCTGTAGTAAATCCATAGATATCAAAAGGAATATTTACTTTCCTACAAAATACTGCTAGGTGAACTACTTGGTCAAGGACATCTCCCATACAACATGACATACTTCCTGAGTAATCAATTAAACCAATCATTCCATGATTTTTTGAATCAGCCAATCTTGTGACTCTTGAGAATATATCATCATCAGTTTTATATGCCCATAGTTTATTTACATTGATTGAACCAGTTCTAGCTGTTTGAGCTCTTGTCCATCTATAAGCTGCTTTTCTTAATTCAAATTCTTTGACTGCAAATCCAACATCTCTTTGAACTTTCTTATAGTACTCTTTAAAATCTTTTCTATATGATTCATAATCTTTATCATACTCACCTAGAAGTTCTCTATATTTTTCTATATTTTCTTTTCTACTTTTGTCTAATGATTTATAGTCAATAATTATTTTTGATAATGTATCTTTAGAAAATTGAGATGCTAAAGCTTTAGTTCTACTCTTGCCTTCATCTGAAAAATCTAATAAATCTCTCTCTTTTCTTCTAAAGTTTTCATCAGTATTAGATACATCTTCTTCCATAGAATGTGATGGTGGATTAGATGAATCCTCCTCCGGGGAAGGCGTATTCTCTTCGTCGCTTCTTGAGCTAGAATCATTGGTCTCTTTGCGATCGTCAGAGTCCTCGCTAACATCCTCAGATTTGGATTCAAAACTTTGTTGTTCTTGTTCATAATCATCATGGCCACTTTGTGATGGTCCATCTTGATTTTCTTCATTACCATTATTCTCATTATCCAAATCTAGGTCTGGCATTTGAGGTGGTTCTAATAATTCTGGAGTATTTTCTTTTGTGTATGCTAATATAGCTTTTACAACTTCAATAACATCGGCAAATGTATCAGTTTTCATTGTTCTATTATATAGTTCCATCTCTTCATCGTTAAATGGAATATCAAGGTGTGTACCTACTTTTGCTTTTAGATTAACTTTATCTATAAGTTTCATATCATCAAAATCATGGTCATCACCAAAAAATCCATCTTCGAATAATTTAGCATATCCTCTTTGGAAAGGTCCTATTAAACCAACATATCTAGATTTTATTTTTCTTTCAATCCTAGCATCTTCTACAACATTAATATATGTACGAGGACATCCTTCCAATTTTTCTGGAGAATCATGCCATCCTTCAAATGGTGTTTCCAATGCATGGCCAACTTCATGACCTATTAATAAATCATTTACGTCTTTACCTTTGTCCGCCCATTGTGGAAGACCAAGGATTCTATTTTTAATATCAAACCATGCTGTTTCATAGTTTCCATGTTGAACTGTAATATTTTCAGTTGCTAAGAGTTTAGCTAATATAGATTTTTGTGACATATTAGTTTTCCCCCCATACTACCATGAGCGTGATTTGAATTGTTATGATTATGATTCCGATTATATCCATTAAAACTCCTTACATTTTTAATTTATATATCTATTATACACCGTTTTTGCGCAAATGTAAACGGTTTTTTTAAAAAAAAGTGAATTATTTTCACAATTCCATTACCTGCCGTACACGCGGGTAGGAATTATTTTATCTTAGAAAAGTTATTTTTCTTAAAAAACTCTATTTTTGATCTGAATTTATCTTGTAGAACATCACCTTTGTGTGATATAATAAACACGTTAGTATCTTCTTCAAGAGTACCAAGTATCTTTGTTAAACAATCTACACCATCCACATCTAAACTTGAATCAAATGTTTCATCCAATACCAACAAATTTGTTGATGCTGAATTTTTCATCTTGGCTATATGCCTCCAAGTAAATAGTAATGATAAATCGATTCTTTGTTTCTCACCTTCTGAAAAGGATGCATAGTTAAATGAATCTCTATGTCTTGACCTAATGGTCTCATTAAAGTTTTCATCTAAATGGAACGATACAAAGAAATCTAATATTTGTAAATAATGATTAATTAGTTTATTCATAACTGGTAAATACTGTTTGATTACTTTTGTTTTAATTCCAGTATCTTTTAACATTTCACCAATCACTTCATTATAAGTTCTTTCTTCTACAAACTCTAATTTCTTCTCAGTAAGTTTATTTCTTTTCTTATTAAGACTTGTTTTTTCTCTTTTAGCCTTTGATACATCTCCAGTTTGACTCATTAATCCATCAATCTCTTTTTGTATCTTAGTAATCTCACCCTGATGTACACCAATGGTATCATTATTTCTATTTATCTTTTCTTGTCTCTGACGAAGTTGATTTAATAAATTAGCATTCTCTACTTGTTCATTCTTTAATTGACCAATAGATTTCTTTAAATCAGCCTTTGCTACTTGTAGTTCATTTGCTTTGGACTTAATAGAAGTTTGTTTTTCTTCTTTTAAACTTTCATCTATCTCTTGGTCACATGTTGGACAGTTATCATTATCCTCATAGAATCTAGATTCCTTTACAAGGTCTCTTATTTTAGAATTAAAATTTAAATCATATCCTTCAAGGGTAGACATTTTCTTGGCTTGTTCTACCTGGTCCTTTTCACTACTCTTAAGTTGAACCATTAAACCTTCGCCAAGGTCTTTTGAATCTTCAAATAGTTTTGTTATTTCATCTTTATGAGAATTAATACTTTCTCTTTTCTTTTCTATTTGGTCATCGTTTAACTCTTGTAAATCTTTTATATATTTTTCAGATGCTGTGATTTTAGTTTTTGTAATATCTAATGTATGGTCTAAATCTACTAACTGTTCTCTAATTTTAATATTCCTTTCCTTTAATAGAATATTCATTTTAGTAAATATATTAATATCCAATAAATCTTCTATTACGTGTCTACGCGTCCATGCGGGTAATTGCATAAATGGAATAAAAGAACTACTACCTAATACAACCACCTGGTGAAATGATTTATGGTCAAGCTTTAGAATGTTTTGTTCAAGGAACTTTTGGTAATCCCTTACATTACTAGCTTGATTAATCATATTTCCATTTTGCCATATCTCAAATTTGTTAGGTTTAATACCTCTTACAATTTTAAAATCTACTTGGCCAATAGAAAATTCAATTTCAACTAAAGAATCTTTACCATTAATTGAGTTAATTAACTGGCCTTTCTTTATATCTCTATGTGATTTACCAAACAAACCAAATGATAAGGCATCTAATAATGTAGATTTACCTGCACCATTTTGTCCTACGATTAATGTTGTTGGGGCTCTTTGTAAGTCGATTTCAATAGGGTCGTTCCCTGTTGACAGAAAATTCTGCCATTTACATGATTTAAATGTTATCATACTATATATTTATCTCTATCCTTACTAGCTGTATATTTGGTACCAGTCTTACGACCATAGTAAGGTTTCTTTTCAATTCCTTTTGTTCCTTCTCCGCTTAATACAAATAACATAATACAAAAAAGGCTAGATACAACTCCGAATGTTATTATTACTGCATCCATTATACTACCTCTAAATTCTGTGCTTCAGTGTATAGCTTTTTCAATTCAACTTTTAAATGTTCTTTATCTAAATCAGTTTCTACAGCTTCCACATAAGTATCTAATAACGAGGTTGTATCTTCGAGAGATATCTTATCATCTTCTACGCTCTCTCCAAGATATTCTTCAAAGCTTTCCGCTATTTTTAACTCATAAGTATCTACACTTTGTAGCCTATCAACAAACTTATCAAACATATATAAGTCATTTTTATTTATAACAATAAGTTTTATGAATTTTTGACTGTATTGACTTACATCAACTTTGTCATAATCTGTTTTTGTATCATCATATATTACCTTTTTAAACATAGTAATAGGATTTCTTATTGCTTCAATTTTTCTGGTATCAGTATCTAATATGTGGAAATACTTAGGGTCATCAACATCAGCCCAAGTAAATTCCATTTGAGAACCTAAATAATGTACGTTCCCTTTTGTAGATTTAGTATGGAAATGACCTGATAATACCATTTCAAATCTATCAAATATTTCTGAATTCATACCATGAGGGTTTGTTTGTCCTGGCATCATATCAAATCCTTTGAGTTCTAAATGAGCACCAAGGATTGAGGCCTTACAATTTTTTGACCACTCAACATATTCTTGATAGTTAGAATTATTAATCCATGGAAGAACAGCTACTTTTAATCCATCATAATCTAATACTGTAGGTTTCATACAGATATTAACGTTGGTTGTGAAATAACCTAATAGTTCTTTTAAGCTACAAAGCTCATTTGTATTTTTAAAATAAACATCATGATTACCAGGAATGATATCCATAGAAATACCAGCATCACGCATTGGTTCTAAGAAATGATGTCTGTTTGCATTAAGTGCTTTAAAGTTAACAAATTTTCTATGCTCATAGTAATCACCTAAATGAAGTATTTGAGTTATACCATGTTCTTTTAAATATGGAAAGAATATTTCCCCATAGAATCTTTCATTATACTTTAGAAATATATCACTACTATTCCTGACACCACAGTGAGTGTCGTTTAATATTGCTATTTTCATTTAAAGAATAACTCCAGTTTTGCTTTATCTTTTGCTTTCTTTTTCTCTTCTTTTGCAAAGGTATTAATTGCTTGGTCTTTCTTTCTAACCTCACCAATTCTAGCTTTTAATGTATCAACATATGCCATTGTTTCTTGTGCAGTTTCACCATCCATACCAGCTTGTACAAAATCGTCAATACCCATTTTCTCAATGAATTTAAACTTAATCTCTTGTTGTTTCTTTTCTTTCATTATTCTACGTATAAATGCATAATAACATATTTGTGTAAAATAAGAAAAAGCGTTTGGTTTTCCTGTCCTTGTAGCAGTTTCTATATTATAATTACCAATAGCTCTTAAGCAATTTTCTACAGCATCCATAACCATTTCTTCTCTATAAGTATATCTTACAAAGTTTGGTCTGTGGGATAATCCTTCTGAAATTTTTATAAAACATCGAGCGATGTAATCTGTGACTTTTGGTACTTCTTTATTTTTTTCTCTTAAATCTCTGCATTCAACAGCATAGTCCATGACTGCTTCAGAGAATTCGCGATTGTTGACGTAATGAGCCTTTTCTTTAGGCTTTAATTTTGCCATAGGTTTTCCTCCATAATTATCTATTATATCACATTTCTGCGTAAAAGTAAACTGTTATTTATTTAAAAAAAAAATGAAAAAAACAGTGTACAAATCCTAGTTTTTATGATATAATAATATAGTACCCCAGGGAGGGAGAGTATACAAAATTAGTGTATGGTATAATCTTTATCCTTGAGGATTCTTTCTTCATCATATCGATCCATTAGTTCTTCTTCTAATTCTTTCATGATTTGAATGTCGGATTTAGGAGAAGGAACTGGCCTTCTTCTTTCATTTAACTTTAAAGCAAAGTCAATGTAAGCTTCTTTCACATCCTCAGCAACTTGAACATGACTTAAAATAGTTCTCTTTAGAACTTTAAAAGCTTTTGTTTCTGAGAATGGAAACCATGGAGTAAATTGGAATCCACCTATAAGATTACTTGTTATAACCAAAGGTCTTTCGATTATATAAGAATCATCGTTTTTCACTGAACATAGTGCGATAATTTCTTCGCCATTCATTAGCTTAAAGTGTCTTATGTTTAGTTCCTTTACTTCCATATTATATATTTATATCATGCAGATTGTAATCAAACTTTTCTTTGGAATATATTTTAATTCTTTCAGCTGCATGGTTGAGTGTATAGTTTTTCCTTGACTTCCAATGTAAATCATCAGCTATGTCAAAGACCTTAGTATTTCTACCGTCCGGAGATTTCCTCAAACCTCTTCCTATTGATTGTAGGACTCTAATTTGAGATTTACTAGGACTTGCAAAAACAATATTGTGAAGACGCTTAATGTTAATACCAGTAGAAAAGGTACCAAGAGAAGCCACAATAATTGCATTGTCCTCTTTTTCAGTAATTGCACGGGTATCTTCTCTGCTATCAACATCGGTTTCTCCAGATACATAGAATAGTTTTCTATCATCTTTTATTTTTTCCTTTAATAAATTGTGTAATGGTTTTCCATGCTTTTCAACATAATTAAATAATACTAATGTATTACCTTCTAGGTCTAAAGCCAGGTTAGCTATAAAGTTATTTCTTGGTTGATATCCTACTATAAAATCTATCTCTTCCTGATAATCTCTTTGTACTTTACAGTATTCATCTTTATATTTTAATAATAACATATCGATACTTAACTTAGCAAGAGTATCATCATCCATTAATTGTTTTGTGGTTGTGACTTTATGTACAGGTCCAAATAAACCTTCCAATACTAATTGATGTGTTTGAGTACCATCTAACGTACCAGTACATCCTATACGATATTCAGCTTCAGTACATTTTTCCATAATTGATGTTAATGATTTAGCTTTAAACTGATGAGCTTCATCTCCAACAACCATACCAAACCTTTGATACCATTGTGGCCCTAATTTATAAATCGATTGCCAGGTAGATATTATAACTCTATTCCTTATATTATCTCTATCTGCTCCACCATATACTTTATAACATAATTCGTCGTTATTAAATGTATCATCTTGTGAAGAATACTCAGCAAAGTCAGAGTACATCTGCTCAACCAATGATGTGGTGGGTACTATTATTAATACATCATCTTTACAGTAATCTAAATACCATTTAATTGCCAGATATATAATCAGACTCTTGCCTGAGGCCGTAGGTGATAATAGTAATCCATTCTTATTCTGTAATGTGCACGACAGTGCATCTAGTTGATAGTTCCTAGGTATTATCCTATTACCTGCACCAGAAATCACCAGAGGGTCCAAAAAGGCTTTTAGGTCAATATTTTGAGTTTCACCCAAATTACCGTAGCCCGCAGATGCGGCTGTTATAACCTTGTAGCCCCTCACTTCTGCGAACTCTTTTAAATATTTGAATAAACCGTTATATAAAGTTTGTCTTTTATAATCATAAAGTCTTATCTTTCCATCCCACATACGATTACGGTATGCTGGCATAAATTTATAACCTGGAACGAAAAAACAAAAATGTTCGGACAATTCTTTCTCAATGCCCTTATCACATGATACGTACATAAACGTTTCATTCATTTTTGCTACTTTAATTACATCCATAATATATTTTGAATTCTTAGTTTAGTTGTCTCAACATCTGTACATAAATATCTATTTATATACCAATGAATAAACATCTCGTTTTCCTTATGGCTGTACCATGAGATATCTCTTATAGCACTCTTTAAGTGTGGTAATGTTTGTATTTTTTCTGTGACCCAATGATATTCAGGAAATCCATAAGATATAATAGGAACGTTATGCATCATACATTCTATACCTGCGGTACTATTTTCTAGTACAGCTACGCGCGCGTGTGGGAGCACGTCATGTATACTCACGTAATCGGTTATAACTGTAATATCCCTTTCCTTCCATTTTTCTATTTCCTTTGCTCTCATTTGGATATCCCTATCCATGGCTGGGTGTAATTTAACTACGATAGGTGTATCTTCTATAGCATTTACTATTTGACTTAATTTTCTCCAATGGTCTCCAAATCCAAATCCATTTACTGTTTCATCGTGTGGCTGTTGACCTATTATTAATATATGGTCTTCAGGTATTTTTACTTTTGGTTTACGCCATTTAAGTAATATTGATTCATCCCATTTATTTGATTTTTTATCTATAAGTTCTCGTATATATTCTTTCTCGCCTTTATAATTCATTTGATAATCAAAAGGATTCATCCACTCAGGTTCTATATATGCCATCTTAGAATCATTAGCATATCCCCAAGTATCTAAAGCAAAATGTTTATTAGTTGGAGCAGTTGGTTTTATTATAATAGTATTATCAGTTCTTGGCCAATTTGATATATGATTATAGAAATTTAATTCAGCTTCATCACTAGTTTCTGTATGTCCTAGTTCATTCATAGCAGTACGAACGATATTCTCGTATCGAGTCATATTAGTAAATTTGTATTGGTGTATCTTATATTCCACTGGTAAACTTACGCCACTCTATCATGTTCTTAATGGTTTGATGTCTCCATTTAACATTATCTAATATTTCTTTGAGTGTATCACATATCTCTTGCAGATATGCTATCTTAGCCTGTGCTTCTTGTATGTCTTTATCAGAATCATAGAATTTATCCATATCACCTTTGAGTATAGTTAATCCATTCAATGGGTCATAATCCCATCCATGTTTATCTATATCTTCTTGAGATAACTTACCATTATAATGCAACCATTTCTCTTTAAGTAATACCTTAAATTCAAGGTCAGCTTTTTTCAGCTTCATTCTATTGGCTGATAAAATTTCTAAGTATTTTCCGTGTAGTTTTGCAGAATCTCGAGAGGATTCATCTAAAGCCATTTCATCAATGACTGAATCCTTTTTCCACATATCTAGTATAGTTTGTAAATTATTCATATCTATATATTATAACACAGTTTTACGAAAAAGTAAACTGTTTATTCAAATTCAAAGTTTGTGTATGAGAATGTTATATCGCATGTAAGGTAATTGACACCTTCTGCTGTTGATGTAAATTCTAAGGCTCCTAAAGATGTAGGAAATATATCCTTAAATCTAATTGTTTTATTAACATTATTATGAGATGTAAATACTAATAGTACTGCATCTTCTTTTAAATCTTCAGCTTCCTTTCCAGTTTGTGATTGGAGATTATGCATCCAATTAAATGTTTCTAAATAGTTATCAAAGTTTTCAGTTATTTGAACTGTTAAATTAAAATCACCAAACTTTAATCTACTACCTGTTGCATCAAAATCCAATGTTTTATAATTCAAAGGTTGTGGGTCTAAAGATACTGACGGTAAGCTTACCGTTGTAGCAAAATATTCTAAATTAGGATATCTTAAGCTATTGATTTTTAATTGAAATCCAGTAGGACTTAAATAGTTTATATTAGTTGTTAATGCCATATAGTTATTTATAATGATTTAAATGCTAAACAAAAGAAAAGGGACCCCGAAAGGTCCCTTTAAAATGAGTGTTAACTCTGGCTTACACCATTATGTCATCAACTCTGAAGATTCTGAAGTATTGGTTGCTTCTATCTGAACCGATAGTACCATCAATAGCTACATAAGGGTTAGCAATCATGCCGTACCTTGTTTTGAATCCCATTCTTGGTTGGAAATCATTCTCACCAACGGCTTTAACCATTGTTAGTGGAACGTATGGGCAGTAGAATAAACCTGCGTCATATGGGTTTGCACCTCTATAACCAACACAAACGAAGTCAACTGTTGCATAAGGATCGATGTAAACTTTAACTCTACCATTTAGTAATCCAGCGAATGTATTACCAGTATCGTCAACGTTTAAATCAACTGAAAGAGCAGGTGTGTAGTCTAAAAGACCAGCAGCTGCTAAAGCTGAAGCTACGTCTGAAGAACAGATAACAAAATTACCTTTTCCACGTCTTGTTTCTTTAGCGATAACATTACATTCTCTTTCAATCTGCATGATTAAGCCTTTAAATCTCTCAACCATCCATCTTCCGTCTGAATCAGTGTTTACATCAAAAATACCACTTACAGCAGTAGATGTTTGTAAAGCACCAATTTTAGCAGTTTTAAGGATAGACCTTACAACTTCTCTATTGATTTCAGCTAATATTTCAGCTGAAAGGATGTTAGCCAATTCGCCTTCAGCATCCAATCCGTGGATTGCTTTAAGGTCTTGTGCTAATTCCATTGTGTACTCAGCTTTTAAAGCTCTTGACTTAGCTGTGACTGTAGCTTTCTCGATTGTGAAAGCCATTTCACCGAATGAACCGTCTCCAGATTCACCAACACCTAATCTTTCAGCAGCGGCTGTGGATAAACCAGAACCGAATGTTGAAACAGTGTCAGCTGTATCTGCGATTGAACCGTCAGTGTCAGCATCAGTAACGCCTAGTAGACCTGTTGGGTCAGCTTGGTGAGTACCTGTACCTGAAAAATCAGTATCAGCTTCATCAAAGAATGCTTCTGATCCAGATTGTGAGGTATATTTTGATTTCATTGCAAAGATTAAGCCTGTTGGTCCACTCATAGGTTGAACTCCAGCTACATCATAAGCGATGAGGTTTGGCATTGCACGTCTTACTAAAGAAATCAATACTGGGTCAAAAGTTCCAATGTTATTTGGAGCTGAACCTGAACCAATGTTGTTAGCTGCAGCAGCCTCAGAAATGAAATTTCCTTGTGCTTGAGCTCTTTCTTCTTGTAATGCAACTTCCTGGTTTTCTAACAATCTAGCTGTGACAGCTTTCTTGTATTTACTTTGGATTGGGTCTACACCATCATGGTCTAGAACAGGACCCCATTTTTCCATTAAGTTTGCGTCTGCATTAAACATTTTTTTATTCCCCTTTATTTAAGAAATGTGTTTATTAATAGCTTGAGTATATCTAGCCATTGATTCTGAAACTACTGATTCATCAGCATTATCTTCACCAAGTAAACTATCTACTTCATCAGCTGATTCGTTAACTTCACTTTTAAAGTATGAACTCTTAATTGTAGATACTTTTGTTTGGAAAGTATCTTCGTCTTCGAATTCAACATCTTCTACTAATGATGCTAGTTTTTCAGCTTCTGTTTCTGCAAGCCCTGAAGATTGTTCTCTTACTATTTCTTGTTTTCTGTATTCAGAAACCTTAGAGTGTAGATCGATATTATCTTCTGTGGTTTTATTTAAAATTCCTTCAAGCTCATTAACTTGTTCGTTGAGTTCATCAACTAAGTCAACTTTACCTTCTGGAACTTCGATGTAATGTTCTGTGAACACTTTCTGAAGTGAAGTCATAAATTCTTCAGCAATTTCAGTCCTAAGACCAGAACTTACTGCTAGTTCATTTTCTTTCATCCAATTTTCTACTACGTAGTCAAGATAACCATTTACCTTTTCTACCATATCATTTTGAATTTCAGATACTTCTTCTTCAAGATTTGAAGCATATTCAGACTCTAGTCTGTCAACTTCTTGTGTTAATTTTGAAGTTAACACTGCTTCGAAGATTGTCCCTGCTTTTACTTTAAAGCTATCTGACAATGTAGCCTCTTCAGCGATAAGGATATCTAAATCTTCATCGAAATCTGCTGATTCAACTTTAGCTTTAACCACTTCTCCATGTTTGGAGTCGCCTTTCCCAGCTTTTGGGTCTTTGGCTTGTTTTGGTTTAACTGCGTTTTCAGCATCTTTCTCTGTTTTTATAGATTCTTCTTCCTCACCAGCTTCATCGACTTTAATCATTTTAGCAAAAAGCTTTTGGGCATCTTCTTTTTTAGCTTTCTTGAGCATCTCTACAGCAGCTTGAATTGTTCCAGCTTTAGTTTTCGGAATATTCATTTTCGGTGCTTCTTCTTTCTGCACGTCTTCTTCATACTCTTCTTCTTTTGCTTTATTCTTAGCAGCTTCTTCGATAGTTTCGTCTTCAGAAACGGATGTTTCCTCTACTTGACTCTCTTGAAGTTGCTCTTCATCTACCATAGGCTCTTGATTTAAAATCTCTTCTGACATTTTATATTCCCCTATTATTTTGAGAGTTTATTTTAGAGAGGAAATTTTTAAAAGCTCTAATCTCTACCTCAGGTAGATTCTTAGATTTGGTGCTTTTAATTTCAGTCTCAATTAATTCAATATCTTGCGGTGCAAGAACGCCATTATCCCATACCCATTCAACACCTTCCATAACTCCATTTACAAATGCACTTGGAGCTGAAGGGTCTTGAACTATATCTATAGTAGATAACATAAAGTCATCCCCCACGTATTGTGCGCCCTTTTTCGATACAAGACTTCCCATACCACGACTTGATACACCAAGCTTAACACCACCTTCGAGTAGTCCTTCGACTATTTTTCCCATAGGGGTTTTAAGAATTGATGCTTTTCCTACAACATCATTTCCCTGCCATTGCAGCGAATTAATTTTGTGTGAAACTTTATCCAGGTTTACAGTTGGTCCTTCCGGATGATTTAGTTCTCCAACTGCTCTGCCTGTTTTAACTTGTTCGGCTATATACTTATCTACGGCTTTTTCCATAACAGCCTTTTCGTATACACGACCATTTTTGTTCTTTTTCTCGGATTGCATGAAAACGCCTTCAATAAAATAATCTTTGCCACCATCTTTCTTGGCTTCGATTAAAATATCTAGGTCGTTATCTACAAACTCAGTTATTAATCTCATCTTGAGCTATTTCTCCTTCCATTTCAGAAGGCTCTTCTACAGCTACAGCCGGTTCTTGACCTGCCATAGTAGGTGCTAATTCTATTTTCTTAGCATCTAATACAGCCTGTAATTTTTGTGCCATTACAGTATCATAGGCTTTTCCAGCTGCGACAGTATCGCCATCTTTTAGGTTTTGTACTAAATTTTCAACGCTCATAATTTACTTACCTCTATTTTATTTATAATATTTTATATTCTAACTTAATTAAATCTTGGGTCATCTGGGTCTGGCATATCCAGCTCTCCAGCTTTATCCTCAGAATCAATTTGCTTTTGAATGTTTTCAATTTCTTCTTCACTGAATCGCAGTACGTTCTTTCTTACCCATTCATTGGATATATAAGTACCTACATACTCATCGAGGGAACTCAACATTTCAAATCTTTCTCTTATCATTTCAGATTGTTTTAACTCAGAAAAATAGTTATCTTCAATATAATCGAAGGTTATTGAATTTTTCCAGTTATTCCAATCTTCTCTGGTAATAATACCTTTTAACAAGAGTTGTGTTTTAAGTAGTTGCATGAATAAATCAGAGAATCTTTTTCTTAATCTGTCAATAAACTTCTTAAACTTAATTTCATCTCTGGTTATTTCAGTTGTTCTACCTAAACTAAACTGTGCTTCTTGTTCCAATCTATTTAAAGGAACGTTTAAAGCTTTATATAGTTTCTTTTGGAAATATAAGATATCATCTATTTGACCTAGGTTTTCTCCACCTGGTAAGGTTGATATCTCAGTACCTCTTCCACCTTCTCTTCTTGGTAGGAAGAAATCTTCCAACATTGACATATGTTTTTTATCATCTTTGATATCGCCAGTCTTAGCGTCATATACCAATTTATTTCTATACTGTTGCATTATACCACGTAAGTAATCTTCTGCTTTTCCTTTTGGTAAATTACCTACATCGATATAAAATATTCTTCTTTCTGGAGCTCTTGATATTCTATAGATTACCAATGAGTCTTCCATCATTCTTAACTGGTTTACTGGCTTTAAAGCCTTTTGTAAATATGAAAGTATTCTTTTTCTACTTGGGTCCATTACACCTGAAGTACAGTATGCAATTGCATCAGGTTTAATCTTTAATCCCTGATTGTATTTACCCATTGCGTTATCCTGGTACATAAAGTATTCTTCTACTTTCTTAATTATTTTTGCACCAGTCTTTTGGTCAGTTTCTTCTTCTACTTATTTGACCTTTCTTAATTTTGTTGGATCGATATATCTTAATTCTTTTATTCCGCCTTTAAGATTTTCATTATCTACTACGATATGATATGGTAATCTACCATCAACGTACCATCTTCTAAATATGTCATGTGCATACTGTCCAAAACTTAACATTGATAAAACATTATCAAATTCATGTCTCATCATTTCTTTTATCTTATCGGATATATCTAATTCATCTAATATAATATTAATAGGAGCCTCATCATGGTCTCCTACTATTGATTCATTTACGATATCTTCAATCGCGGCGTCACATTCTGGTTGAGATGCAATGTCTCTATATTTTAACATCATATCTATGTCTGATTTTGCTTTATCTCCATCTACATCTAGATATGCTCCAAAATGACCACCGGCTTGTATTACACCTGCACCATCCTCATCCGTTTTAGTAACGAAGGAAGGTCTATCAGGTTTTTTGCTTTTGTCTTTAGCTCGGGTTATCTCAAACCCAAACATTTGAATTCCGCCTTTTTTATCTTCTGCCATAATCTCTCTTTAATATAAAGGGGAGAGAATTCCCTCCCCGTTATAGTTATTTATACTTACGAAGTGGTATTGGATTCCCAATACTGAACTGCCCAAGTCACCTCAAATTCCTCAATAGCTTCGGATTCATATCCTACTGCTATCTCAGCAATTGCTGTAGGCCAACAACCTCTAAAGTTGTATGACTTAATTGTAGAACCATCTTTATCTAATTGGTCAATTTGCATATCACAGAAATAATCATTTGTATTAGTGAGACCCGTATTATTCGCGTGCTCATTAATAGCATTTGACCATTTTTCTAAATCATTTCTGACTCTGAAGTCTGTGTCATTTATAATTGTTGTACTCCAATCTGAGAAAGTTCTTCCACCAGCCATCTTTAATAATCTACCTCTAAATGGAACAGTTATCTGCTCAATTGTAGAATCTGGCATTTTTGATGCCTTGATTAAAAAGGATGTAAGTTCAACATCTCCACCTACGAAAGATGGAAAGTTAACTGTAGCTTTGTATAAGGTACTTCTAGCACCTCCACCGGTAAGTTTTGATTTAAAATCATCTATTCCTAAAATAGCCATGTCTTAATCCCCCTTACGAACCACTAATTTCTGAGAATGATACCCCAGAACGTGTAGCTACAAAATTTAAAGTAATAAAGTTAATAGACCTTGAAGGCTTGATAAAGATATCTGCTACAAATCTGTTAGCATCTATTACTTGACTTGTGTTATTAGTTCCATCACAAACTACTAATGAGTCTGTAATCCCTCTTCGACCTCTGACGTCTCTCAAGAAAGGCTCAACTAAGTTTTTGAATTGAGCTCTTGTAAATTCGTCATTGAATTCGAATAATTGTGCTTTTGCTGCTGTTGAAATTGCTTTCTCCAATACAATAAACAATCTTCTTACGTTAATTCTATCAAATGCTGAAGGTCTGCTTAATAAAGTTTTGTCACCAAATAATATTGTACCTTGTCCAGGTAGTGATACTACAGGGTTAACTCTTGCTTTATAAAGAGCATCTCTGTCTGCTTGAGTAGGATTATAAGCTAGTTTTGTGACACCAAGTAGTTGTCCACGATTCACACCAGCTGGTGAGAACCATGCATCTGCTACGTTATCAGTGTTTGCACATAAACCAGCAACATGACCAGCGGCTCCTATATATCTAAATACATCGTTGTATTTGTCATATATGTATAGAGCTCCTGAATCACATGACCCGTATGAGCTTGAAGTTAAAGTATCTGCGAATGCAATAACATCAGTTGATGGTGTTGCTGAACCTACGCTATCCTCTAAAGGAGGAGATACAAATGCCATACAATCTTTTCTAGCTGTTGCAATAGATATTAAATCATTTGCTATAGTATTGGCGCCATTAGCGTCAGGTGTAGCAAACAATAGATTTACATCTACAGTTTCAGCATCTTCGAATTTATCGTATCCAAGTGCAATCTCTCCAGTTGTTGGAGCGTTATCGTCGGTTCCACCACCCAATGAGTTATCAATCACAGCGGTATTAGTTGTCATAGCACCGGATTGAGAAGCAACTGTTTCCCCTGCATCAGTTAATGAAGTATCATGGTCAGCCCACCAAATATACTCGGATTGTGAGTTAATCACATCTTTGTAGAAGTTGGTTGTACCATCAGCCTTCTTCGCATCTGAACCTTGCGATACAAATGAGAATGTTTCTAATACAGTATTAGGAGTACCAGTTAATGCACCGTCTTCGTCAATTACAGCAACGTGAAGTTCATCAGCTGCTGAAGTTTTTCCAAGACCGGTTGCAAAGTCTGAAGTACCTGGTTTTTCATCAAATGAACCTTTGAAAGCCCATGAGTTGTAGTTGGAAGTCGAAACTCCAGCTGTCACCATAGATACCTTGAGACTATTACCTAGTACGCCAGGATATTTTGCTACCCAATTACCTTTACTAAGAGAACCATCGGCGTAATTATTTTCATAATCTTCGCCATTTTTTACTAATTGTCCGGCTCCATTCGCAGTCGCATTTAAGTGACCTGAAGAAACTCGAACTACTTTCAGTGCATTGCCATACTTTAAGAATGATGCTGCAGTGAGAAAGTATTTAGCAGTATTAGAATCCGGTGAACCGAACTTTTCGGCTAGTTCATTTTCTGAACCAACTGTAATAAGTTCCTCCGTAGGACCCCAATTAAATGAACCTGCGAAACCACCAATAGATGATGATACAGCAGGAATCACGTTAGTGGCGTCAACCTCTTTGATTTGAACGCCTGGTGATACTAAAAATGCCATCGCTTTGTCCTCTGTTTTTTATTGAGTTAGTTAATATGATACATAATACGTTTATTTTCAATCATTATTATTTATAATATTTTAGTCTTTAGTGTAAGCGTCATCTTTACCGGCATAATCGCTAACTACGAATTTTCGGTTTGGATGTACTGAGACCCTCAATTTGGTCATAGTTTTACGATTAACTAACATTTCAGATGCAGTATCTTTCTCAGTTAACCCTAATTCTATTACATATTTTCTATTATTAAAAGTAATTCCATGTTCTACAACAGGTCTTGTATCAAAATCTTTCTTACCTCTTTTAGGTTCGGATATATCTACTATCTCGCTTTCAAACTTTAATCCATTCTTTTCCCATTTAGCCATATCACCATCAACTTCTAATTTATCTACATGTAGCATAGTTGCTGAGGCTGAATTACCTGTATCAAACTTAGCTCGAATAAGATTGTTTTCCATTCCATCTAGTTTGATTGATTCAATGAATCCTACTTCTTTTCTCATCATAGGTCTTCTATTTTCTTCTAATAATAACCTATCAATAACTTTTCCAAGTACTAATTCATCTTTTATTTTCTTAGTTGGTTCACCTTCTTCGTCATATCCCATAAAATGAGAACGAATACCAGGTGAACCATTTACTTCAAGTACATATATATTCTTACCAATTTTACAATGGTCAACACCACAATATACAGCACCAGATGTTCTGGCTGCTTCTACAATTACGTGTTTTTCTTCATCGGTTAAAACATAAGGCTCTGTATCGGCTCCTAAATGTACATTATTTCTAAATTCTTTTGTGTCTCTTTTAATTCTTTCAGCTGCTCCAATGATTTCTCCATTTACTACAAGAGTTCTTATATCTGATTTAATATCAAAAAATTCTTGTATTAAAAGGTCAGCATCAAATTTCCATAATGATTGACAAACTGATGTTAAGGATGCCATATCATTTACTTTCGATACACCAACACCCTGTGTACCTGTTAATGTTTTTATAATTACTGGGAATTTACCACCAACTCTTTTATGAGAATCTTCAATTGATTTAACATTATTCACAATTGCTGTTCTTGGAATTGGTACATTATTTCTTTCTAATGCTAATGATGATGCCATTTTATTATCACATAATAACATAGATTCTAAATCATTAACTAAGAAAAATCCGATTGTTTGCATAGATGATACTAAGGCTTGTGCTGTCATTGATTGTATAGCTCCGGCCCTTACAAATATAATTGAGTTATGTATATTTACAGCAATACTAGTATCCTCACCATCTATATTTCTTAATTTAACTTCACCAATTTCAACATCCGATGATGTAATATAAGCTTCAGTAATATCAACAAGAGTATGTTTTATTCCTCTCTTCTTAGCAACTTTCTGAATTAAATCCGCAAAGGTTCCTTCCTCATCACTAAGGCCAAGTACAACTATTTCAAGCTCGCTAGGCTTGAGCTCTTCTTCTTTTTCTACTAAAAATTCTGTGAACCTTTCCATACTCTCTCTTCAAACCAAATATTTCCATCTTGGTCTCTAGTATATTTATTAGCGTTAACATTCTCCTCTGTGGTAAATCCAAATGGAAGCATGTCATCTTGTATTTCTTTTAACCTTTCCTTATATAACATATTTTTCATATCAATATTAGTTAATGATTGGAATACATCAGTTGTAGTAAACCAAGCAAATAAAACTAAGTTCATCATTAAATCATCGTGGTTAGGTGCTATAGCCATAAATGAACTTCCCCTTGAAACAAAGGTACTCATTTCAACTATAGTTTGTGCATCATATATAATCAGCTTATTCTGCTCAATCAGGTCTTTTATACCTGAGCATCCAATACGCTTAACTCTTCTAGTCATTGTCACACCAATCGCGTTGGCTTTAATACTAGATTCAACAAACACGTTTTCATATTCTAAATCATAATATAAACCATTACAAACTACAGCACCTTGGTCATTACTTTCCACCACAACGTAAGCTTCATTATATAAGTTGGCATACTTATATATAATATCAGGTAATAGCATCGGAGATATATTATTATCTCTAAATACAGCTACCTGCTCAAAAGGCGTAGTGCTTACATCGATTATATTAAATGTACTATAATCTTGATTTCTACCCTTCGATACATCCACGGTCATAATATACTCATGTTCCTTAACAGGATTTTTGTATATTAAACACCTTTCATTTACAAACTCTGGGTCTACACTTTTTTGGCTCAATAAAGCATCAGCCGCTATGAGTGTATTCCCTCGCCCATGGAAAGTATTACCAAATTCTTGTTCGAACTGTAATTTGGATGTATTATTTACAGTTTGTTCTTTCCATTTTTCATCTCTTCCTGGTACATCCCACCAATCCACTCTAAAAGATTTAAAGTCATTTGTTTTTTGTACCGCACCCTCCCAGAGTTTATGATAAACATTACCTATCCCGTTTGCTGTTGAGCAAATAATGATTTGAGTATCTTTACCTGCTGTCACAACTGGATAAGTAGAAGTATAGAATTGTGCATCGTTATCTACAAATGCAAACTCATCTAGGAAAAGAAGATTAACTGACAAACCCCTAATGGAACTTGCAGATGTAGCATTAGCCACAATCTTTGAGTTATTACTAAACTCTATACTTCCCTTATTCAAAGCCTTACATCCTGGTTGAAGAAAGTAAGGCAAATTTTCTAATGCTAACGTTATCCTTGCTAACATTTCTCTTGCAATGGCTCCTTTATTAGCTAATATAGCAATTGTTTTCTCTGGGTGAAAACACGCATACCATAAAAGATATACCACTGATGATATTGATTTACCACTTTGTCTGCAAGCTAAAACAATACTAAATCTATTATCATTAAAATGTTTAAACATCTTTTCTTGATATGGATATAATTCAAATGGAACTAATCCTTCATCAAGAGATATTATCTTTACATATTCTCTTGCAAAATAAGATGGGTCTTTCATACACTTTTTATATTCGAGTACTTCTTCTTTCGTAAAAGAAGTTTCAACTCCATCTCTTTTTACGAGGTGATTACCTAAATAACCAAACTCGTTATTTTTGACTCTCTGCATCGATTACATTATCCTTAGTATCTAATAACATTCTTTGAAGGTCTGTACTACTGCCCACGAAAACATTATTATTTGTCACTTCTCGATTAACTTTATCTTCTTTTTTATTTTGTAAATCGTCTTTATCTTTTTGAAGTTTCATTAACTTCTCAGTTGTATCACCTAAATCTTTTATTGTTTTAGATAATACCTCAAATGCTCGCGGGTGCTCGCTCTCGCGCGCGAGCTCAGCTAGAACATCTAAAGAACTGGTACCAGTTCTTATTAAATCTTTATAAGTTGCTCTTGAAAATTCATAATCATCTTTTATATCTTTATCTACGATAGGACGATTAGGAATCTTTTTTGGAAGATTTTTATCCAGAGCTTTCATCATTTTATCTTTTTTCATTATGTGACTATATCTATTCTTCCACCCATACCACTATGGTTTGCACAATAGTAGTAAAGTACAGATGGTGTGTTATCATCTATTACAATTGTATTTGACCCTGAAGCTTCGGTTGTTCCAGTTTCATATTTAGTTCCACCATTGTGTGTTCCATCAGATGTAGTAGAAAAATTAAGTGGGTGAGCTGTTGGGAAATTAAATTGATAAGTTCCACCTCTTTGGAATGAGAACCCAGCTTGTTGAGTGGTATTCCAATAATAGGCATTACCGGTACCATATTGTTTAGCTGCCACTGTTAGTGTATATACTGACAATCCAGTCTGTTCGTTTTGTCCGCCACCATCAATTACAGTTGTGACTGTATAATTATCATCTGCATCAGCTTCAGTTTGTGTGACTCTAATATCCATTTCTTCTAATATTTCTGTACCACTTACATTATTATTTAAATCTATATTTACTTCTCTTATTATACCTGTGTTTGAAGCTGGGCCATAGAATTTCATTTTCATTGTGAAATCTAATTGATAGGTTAATACTCTTCTACTAGTATAATCACCTTCATATTCATCAGCAATACTAACACCACTTAATACGATAGGAACATCTTGTTTTAATGTTGTCCAACCATCAATTGGTTTTATTGTGACTGTATACTCAGGCTGAAAATATGGAAGTATTTGTTCCATAATTTGTAAACCATCATCTTGGTTTTTAGCTAATATAAACAATGACATACCAATATCATAGGTTGTATAATGTTTAATTAATTTTTTCTTATTTACATCTGAAGCATTTGTTTCTGAAACCGCAGCTTTCTTAGTTAATCTTTGAGCTGAATCTAATGATAAGGAAGTTATTTCAAAAGCCATCCTTGGTAATTTAATTGCCATGTTAGCATCAGCACCAGTTTCGTTATCTAATCTTGATAAGAACTTTTGCTTAGGACCATAAGCTAATGGTACTTTCATAGTATTAATAATATTACCAGAAGAATTTCTTCTTACAACTTTCATATTATTAAACAATGTACCAAATACGGCCACTGATTTTCTCATTGTTGCATGATAGAACGGGTCACCAAACATTAGTATGTCTCCGATGGGTCGCCAAATGGATTGACCTCTGAAAAGTCTAAGAATCCATCAGCTACTGTTTCAAAATCTATATTTTGAGCACTTGCATCGTCAGCCCAAGCTATATTTTGTGTATCTGTTAAATCATTAAATATTGTGGATATACTACCGGTAGCTCCTGAATCTATCCCTATAACTGTATTACCTGCAGTTGCTAAAAATTCTCTATACTCTGTTGTACCAGTAATCTGTATTTGGTCTACAAACACTCTTTCCTGATTAGCTGATATTTTAGTTCTTTGTACTATTTCTCCTGTTATAATAATATTAGGTGTTACGTTTGAATCTAAAATTTGCCTTACTCTCTCACCAACTTCTAAATATGTATTATCTTGTTGTAGTGATATATCAAATGCTGTTTGATAATTTTCATTTGCTAAGTCATCTATTCCTTCTATTTCTGTATCAAAATCTTCTCCAGAATATTCGAATAATTCTGTAGTTAATTTATAAACAGGTAAATTAGATAATTGATAAAATGGTTTGTCATCTTCAACAAACATAATTTCGAAGAACTTATTTGTCATTGGCATGAATAACAAATCGCCTTCTCTAGGTTTTGGATTTATATCACCACTATATGATGTATCAGAAGCTGCAACTCTTCGTTCCCAGATTTTACGTGATATTACAAATTCAGCTTGGTCACGTATTTCTAATCCAAACTTAGAGTATAAATCTACAGTATTATTAAATCCATCTATATTTTCGAGGTATGCTTCAATAAGATATGCATCATCAAATTTAGATGCTGGGTCTTCATCTAATATGGCATCTCTATTAATAAGAGTACGAGGAATGTAATAAACATCCTGTCCAAATATCTTTAGAGACTCTATAATCAGGTCTTCGTATAGGTTTTGTTCGGTCCTTACTGCCTGACTAAAATAAACGTTTCTAGGCATAGTTTACCCCGAGAAAAAATCAACTGGTCTTTCCCAATTCAATCTTGCTTCTTCTTCTAATAATGTTATTTCTTCTTTGGCATCATCAAATAATTGACGTCCATTAAATGCAACACCACCCGGCATTTGCATTCCCTCAAATTTTAATAGGTTTTGGCCCCATTGCCTTTTAATTAAAGCAGTAGCATATTTCTTTAAATAATAATCATTGTATATATCAGTATAAGTTGCTGGGTCTATAACCCTTATACATTCAATAACCATATACTCATCTGGTAAAACTTCTTCATCCCAATCCATGAATATTTCTAATGTATTTCTATGACGATTAAAATCTATGTGTTTTTGGTCTGAATCAATCACTTTATCTAATAAATCTAAATATTCCATACTCATTACGTATTCAGCTAAACTTCCCATAAAGCCAAGGTTATACATATCGTGTAAATGTATTTGATATCTTACATCGAACATATCGCTTGAGGATACATCATCTCTTATTGGCATTACTCTAACAACGTCGGTAATTAAACTATTAATTGGTATATAACGATTCTCTATATCACCCTTAGATATTCCATTTGCTGCAATTGTACCTGTAGCTCCTGACGTTCCACCAGTAATTACATCACCAACTTGAAATGCTATATTAGAATCTACTAATGCGTTATATCTTAACTTAGTAGTACTTGTGACTGAATCGATAACAGCCTTTGCACCGGATGTTCCACCTGTAATAGTTTCTCCTTTTACAAATGTACCATTTGAAGCAGCTGCTGTTGTTAATTCTGAGTTTGTGACTTTATGTTTTAAATAGAATTTTTCTGTAGCATCATCATGATATGTTTGCCAATATTGAATAGCTTCATCTACTCTATCGTCCAACTGGTCATCATCAACATTAATTTCTATCACTGGGAAACCCAGTTGACGTAAACAATAATCTTTAAATGTGTCTTTACTATTTGGCGCTGCCATTATATTCCTTTCCTATTATATTCTATTTATAAGAGTTTATCCTTCCAATGTTGTTATTCTAGCTTCTGCTGCTTCTAATTTTGTTTTTAATTCTTTGATTGCTTCAATTAAGAATGGTGTAATTCTACTATAATCCATTGTATAGTAATCAGTATCTTTACTGTTATCCTCTATATTTTCATTAGTCTCTAATGGGTCAACATTTAATGTTGGTAATTCAGAATCTACTTCTAACATATTTTGAGCTAAAACACCAAATTGTTTTCCAGTATTTCCACTACCTCTATTTGCTGCATCCCTCCATTTAAATGTCACACCATTCATAACAGCTACTTTATCAAGAGCTCCTGTTATTGTTTCAACATCTTTCTTAAATCTTGCATCTGAATATGTAGAGAAACCACCTGAAGCTTGACATGCATTATCAAAATAATATAGGCTTGGTCCACTTAATCTCATTTGATGATGATACGCAGAATTTAATGCGCCCAATCTAACTCCACCATCTTGAGTATAATATTGAATTGCTTCAGTACCAGCGGCTGACCTTTTTACAACAAATTTTGTACTACCACTCATATTAAATACTGTATCAGCAGCAGAATAATTTGCAGCTAAAGTCATATTACCAGTAGAACTACTGTAAAGTTGAATAGTATTACCTGAGGCTGAGCCATTAGATGGTCCCCAACCAGAACCAGCTCCTATATAACCATCATTACTAATTCCGATACTGCCTGATATTGATAATTTATCATTATTACCGTCAGCACTATCGTGACCTATGAATACTC